TCAAGTAATACTGGCAATGAAAGTTGCTGGAGATTTGCCGTAGGTACCGATTTGTCGAACCCACAGCGCTTCGGTGCCATGGATGGCGGCGAGTTGGGTGATCGTCGCAACGTCGATCAGCAGCTCGGCTGAGGTAACAGTCCATTCAACGAGCGGCGTTTCCACCGGGCCGAGCCCGATCTGGTATAGCTCGCTCTCTTCAACCAGCGGCGTGTCAACCAAATCAGGCCAGCGCCATTGGCCGCGCCCACGCCTGGCCCAGCGCAACTGCCAGTCGCCATTCGCTTGCAACGTCATGCGCGCATGGACCGGAGCGGGCGGATTGAGAGAGATGCCGCTTGGCTGCAATCGGCTAACTACGGGCTGATCGTCTCCAAGGCCGATCGCTGCGACTTGCGCGGCAGTACCTGCAATCAGGCCTGCGTCGAGCTGTATGAGCGTATCATCCAGCAGCACGACTTCGCGCCCGGCCGGATGTCCCGCAAGGGCATGGTGCTCGGTTCCGCCGCGGCCGCGAAGCAGGCCGGAAAGCTTCCAGCGTGTCTCGGTCAGTTGTTCGGCCTCAAGGAACTGGACAACTTCAGCTCCTACCAGGAGCCTGTTAGCGCCAGCTGCCAATCCGGCGGCGGTGCTGGACGCAAAACCCAGATCGCCTGCAATCAGCTCGGCCTCGATAGTCGAACCCTGTTCAAGGATTTGCGATTTTGACGCAGTAAGCGGCAAAGCCAGCGTTCCGGCTACACTGCGATTCCGGCTTGTGCCCACGAGCGGCAATAACGCTCCTGCTTGATCAAGATAAAGCGAGGCTCCTGTCCAGCCTGCGTTTTCTGCGGAAAGCGCCGCAAAATATGCTCCGTTCGCACCCGCGCCCGTTCCGTCAAGTGGCAGTTCGAAGGTCCATAGTTGGCTCGGAGCCAATGGAAGGTCTTTGGGGAGCATCGGCGTGCCCGGATCGCCAGACAAGCCGGTTGGATTGGTCGGCACAATGCGCTCCAGCGCCAACTCTACGCCGCGGTCGAGCCATTCCCAGCTCGAAATCACCCAATGGCCGGGCTGCCCCGGCAGCTTGACGATTTTTCCCGGTATCAGCTCAGGGTTCAGCTCAGCGATGCGCCAGGTCAGTTGTTCTCTGCGCCAGCGGGCATCCTGTGCCATCTTCAAGCTTAGAGACCGCGCATCCTCTGCTGCCAGTGTACCGGGGAATTCGACGGTGCGCTCCAGGCCTTTTCGCGGGTCGCCAAGCGCCCGTTGAATTCCGATCTGATAATCATGAGCCGGATCATAATACCTGAGTGCAGTAGGGCTGCCGACGATGCCGGTCGCACGCGTCCGTTCGCGACCATGGCTGGCAGTTGACGTCCGCGTTTCCGGGACCATAATCTCCTCTGGCAATTCGATAACCTGGACTTGATCAGCGGACACCCGCTTCAGCGAGAGGCCCTTTCCATCGGCAACGCTCGCAATATCGAAAACCTGATCGACGATGCTTAGCGTCCCTGCGAGATCTCCCCCTTCATCGGAAAAGCCAAGCAACTCCGGAAGGTCACCCAATGCGCCGACCGCAATCGTATCTGGCGCAATGTCCGATAGGGCGATTGGCCCTTGCTCATCGGCGAAGATTTCGAATGTCAGCGCCGGAATGCGGTTTCCGAAATCGCCGAGCGCCAGGTTCTCAAAGACAACATAGGCAAGGCCGCGAAAAGCCGGTGCCTGCAACCCCTGTGCAGCCGAAATCAGCGGGTCGGGCAGTTGGTCGCGATAGCCATTGTAAGTTCTCAGCAGACCTCCCGCTTTCAGGTCGCCTGCGCTGCCGCGCAGCAGATTGCCGTCAGCCCAGATCCTGCCGACCGAATATATCGGCCTGCTCGACAATGCCACTGCGAAAGAAATCGAGTAGCTGAAGCTGGTCGACTTTGGCTTGCCCTTTCCGCCGCCGCTGGTCTCGCTTGTTTCGACGAGCTCTGTGGCCCAGATCACCGTTCCTGAAGCCCGCACACGGCCGAAGTGGCGGGCGACCGGCTGACCATAGCTGGAAGTCGTCACGGAGAGCTCTTTCAGGCGCGGCCCGGCGCGGGCGGGGTTGCCTGCGATCGCGGCATCGATCTGGCGCCCGGCAAGTGCACCGATCGCCCCACCGAGCGGGCCGCCGGCAAAGGTGCCGGCAGCGGTCAGCAATATAGTTGCCATGACTGCAAATCCTCAGATGTCGGGCTTGATCCGCCAGCGCCTGGTAATCGGCCAGGGCAGCGGCGAGAAGGTTCTGACCACACTGCCAATCCCGGCATCGGCGTGGACATAGGAGTTAGGGGTTTCGGCGATCAGCAGGTGGTGCTGCGCGGGCCCGGGGATTGCCATCACCACGTCGCCGGGCAGCAAACAGCCTGAGACTTCCACCATGTCACCTGCCGCGACTGCCGCCAGCTGGCTTTCGATCGAATTGTTGCGCAAGCGGTAGCCCATTGGCAATTTGATCGGATGTCCGCTTGCCGCAAGCGCGCAGACAACCAGGCCGACGCAGTCGAGGCCGTGGCGCGGATGCCTGCCGTGAAGGCGAAAACGAGTGCCGATCATGGCCGCAGCCGCTTCGGCGACACGCGCGCCCGCCCTTGTCATTGCGGCTTGGGGTATCGTGCCAGCAGGTCGTTGCCGGGCAGGAAAGGTTCACCGCGAAAATTGACGCTGTTGGAAAAGCGATTGCTGCAGGTTTCGAAGCGATGATCGCAGCCTTCGCGGAGCTCGACCGGAACTTGCTGCGCGGTGCCGGTTGCCAGCGGCCGATCGAGCAGGAACCCCGATGCGTCGACAGCAATGATGCAGAATACCAGGCCGGTTTGCGGGCCGGTTCGAAAGCGGAGCTGTCCATCGAGAAATTTCGATGGGGTAATGTCGTTTACTTGCACGCGGTTCGCGTCAATATCGATGCTGCTGGTTGATCTCAGCTGTGTGAAGCGAGGAGCGGAAAGGCCGCAGCTCTTGTCGCAGAAACCCGCACGACATGTAGGGCTGGTGCGCGGGACAAGATCGCGTTCGAGCAGTGCTTTTGCTGACTTGAGTTCGGCAGTAAAGGCGCTGCGTCCTTCTTCCATGCGGCCAAGATTACCGGCGAAGATCACCTCGAAGGCCAGGCTCTCCCAATTCACCGCGCCGATCTCGATGGTCGCTTCGTCGAACAGCCCGGCTTCAAGGTCGAATTGGCTGATCGAATCATGCGAGATCGCACCTTGTACTTCGGCACTGTCCGGCGACAGGTCACGGGTGCGCCGGATGGCAGATGGGACCATGCCGGGAGCAGCACGGTGCATCAGCCCCGCGAAGAACAGGTCGCGGTCGTGGCTTGTAAAGCCAAGCGTCACACCGTCGCTGCGATAAATGCGCCAGAATGTTGCGACAGGCTCAAGCTCTTGCTTGAAGAAAACAGGCATCAGATGGCCTCGCGCACTTCAACCAGCGGGATGCTGGGGGCTTCCCCCGCCAGGAAATTGAAGCCCGAAACATCGATTCGGTCTTCGGCGAAGCGAACGGGAATGTCGAACAGGAAGCCAGCACGCACCTCCGCGCCGCTTGCTGGCGGTAAATCGAACTGGATCTTCCCGCCTTCCAGAAGCGACCAATTGAACACTTCGGCACCATCGACGCTTACCCGTATTGTGCTGCCTTGAGGGCGGGTGATGGGGCGGACTTGCGGGTCGCTTTCGCCATAACGCTTCACCAGTTGAAACTGCGATATGCTGCCGTCGCCCGTGCCAAGCAATTGGTCATTGGCCGTGACGCTGTCGGTCATGCCATTGCTGCTGAAATCGAATGGATCGCTGATCAGGAAGGCGCGCGCTGCACCGCGCCTGGCGCGGAAGAATTCGATAATCTGCGAAAGTTCCCTTTCGGACCGGATCCCGGGGCCGACGTCGAAATGGAGCCGGGCATCAGACCACAGTGTGTTGCGCCGTTCATGCCCTGATGCGGTGACCAATACCGAGGTGGAAAATTCGGGGCTGACGCTGGCAGCCCGCCCAAGCTCGAAGGGATAGAGCACATTGTCGAATGCTTGCATGGTTTCCTCTGCTGGTGGAGCAAGTCGGGTGTAGCCGTCGCGGGCAATTTGCGGCAGCGCCCAGACAAAGCGGCGCGCAATCCCACGCGCCCTGGCCTGATCGAGGCCGCGATCGATCCGTGGCCACATCAGCTCAGCATCTGCCGGGTCGAGCACGAACCCGGCGAGATAATCCTGCTTGGTGATCGGATAGCCCAGTCGCTCGTCTATTTCGGCAAAAGCTGCCTTGCGCAAGGCATCGGCGCCGCCGATCAACCAGTCATAATCTTCAAGCTGCAACCGGTCATATGCGGGGTAGGCCCAGCCGCCCGGCAAATTGGCGCGGCGCATTTCGGGCATCTGCGGATCGAGTATGGTGGGCGAGAAGATGAGCAGCCGGATTTCCGCCGTGCCTGACACGGCGCTCCGAACGGCCTGGGCCAGATCGGCGGTGGATTGGGCGAGCAGCGCGCCTGCCTGGTCGAGCAGCGCCTGCTGTGCCGTGTTGAGCGGCGCGCGCATGTCGGTAATGATCGGCGGCGTACCACCATAGGCGGTTGTGGCGGCGGCATCGTAAATGCATGGCCGTCCGTCGGCCATGACCCACCACCAGGGTTCGCCGATCTGGAATTTGGCAGGCTGGAGCGCTGCCTGCTGGAGCGCTGTGAACTCTGCTGCGGCTTGCTGCAACCAGGCCATCGCGGCGCCCGAGGCAGGCGAAAGCAGTGTCGAAGGCGGGACCCACCCGGTTTGCGCGGGTGTGCCGTCGTGCGCACGCTGTTTCCAGTCGTCGGGGCAATATTCATCGAACAGCTCGAAGGACAGCGAAGTGATCGTGTCAAAGCCGAACTCGCGACAAGTTGCGAAGTAGCTTTGATGCCATTGGGATGCGGGCGTGCAGAGCGCGGCGGGTTGAGCGACTTTGAGTGAAGCTGATCCTGCGCCATTGAGGCGGGGGAAGTGGCTCATTCCCACATAATGGATCACCTCCTCGCGGTAGCCGAGCCCGAACATGTTGCGCACCAGGCGTGCGGGGGTCTGGTTGAAAGCATCGTCATAGGCTGTCGCGAGCCCTTCGCCATGTTCGGGCAGAAACACGTCGCCGATCTCGAGCATGGCGTTGTGACCATCGCAATTGATCCCGCTAACGAGTGCATGACCGTTGGCGCGTTGGGGAAGCGGCTTGGTACTGGATGCGACATAACCGGGCGGGACGAGCGAGATGAACATGCGGTCTATCGCGGCTGCATTCACCGGGTCGCCCGGCAGGAACCAGCCCCCGCCCAGGTTGGAGAATGGCAGGCTGATTTGCGCATCGGTCGGCGTGCCAGTGGCATAATTCCACAGGCGCACGAACCACGTCCTGGCATTGCCCGCCTGGTCGCGCCCTTCGATCGTCAATGTCGGACCGTTGGCCTGATCGAGCGGGATCAAGCCCGTCGACTGCCACCTGAAAGACAGTGTGGTGCGCGAATAGTCCAGGCTGGTTTCATAGGCGAGCAGGGGGTGGTCGAGTTTATCGACGCTCTCCCAGATAAGGCCGGCCAATTCTCCCTCGTGATGGAACTCGCAATCGACGCGCATGCTGTCAGGCCCGGTGGTAATGACCGAAGCCATCGCCGGGCGCGGAAAGTCGACCGTCCAGAAGCGTGGATCGAATCTCTGGATGAACGAGCTGTGCTGTTCGCGGCGACCGCGCGCTAGCCAGAATGCCATCGCCCTTATTCCTCCTCAGACTTCCTGCAACGCACGGCGTACGGCGCTCGCGAGCTGGCGCGAGGATCGCTGCAGGGCTGTGGGTGCAGATGTTCCGGCAGGAGCGCCTAGCTGGATGGCAACCTTCACATCGCGCACAGGCGATTGGCCTGAGGACAAGGGTTCGACACGGCCTGCGCTTGTCGGCAGGAACAGTTCCGGTCCGCGTTCGCCAACCAGGTACCCACGCCCGGGCGAAACCGGCCCGCCGGTTGCACGCCCCGGCAAGCCGAACAGGCCGCCCAGCGCGCCGCCCAGCAGCCCGCCAATCCCGCCGCCGCTGCCCGAACCGAAGATCGAACCCAGCCCGGTCTGGATCGCCTGCGCGGCGATCTGGTCAAGCGCCCGGAACGCCGCCTGCTTGAGATCTTCGAATCCCAGGCTGCCCCTGCGGATGGCGCTCAGCAGCCCGCGCTCAAGCAAATTTCCGGCGCGCTCGAAGCCATCGACCAGAGTTGTATCCAGCGATGAGCGCATCTTGGCCAGATCGCTTGCGAAACCATCAGTGGTCGCGCGCACGTCGATCACCAGTTCTTCAATCGTCTCTTCCATTGCGCTCGCTTTCGATCAGATGTTCAAATTCACTGCGGGTCAGCGGGGGTTTGCTGTCGGCATCGGGATGGCTCAGCGCCATCAGCAGTTCGTCTGGCGTGGCCTGCCAGATCACATCCGGCGTCCAGCCAAGACACTGCGAGGCCAGGGCAATCCATCGCGGCAGAGCGTCGGCCAGCCGGTCACTCACTGGCGGCCCTTGAGCACCTGGGTGAAGATCGCGCGAAGCGGCTTGGCAGCTTCGACCATGCCCAGGTTGAGCACCGCTTCGCCAATTGCCGCGCGCTGCGGCCGATCTTGCGGCGGCAGGCAATGCCAGACAATGCCCGCAATCTCGGAGATCTTGAGAGAGCCTTGCGCCGCCCGATCAATAATTGCGAAAAGCGATCCGAGCTCTTCCTCGGCGGCAATAAGAGCTTCGAAGCTGGGCCGGAGCACGAAGCACTTGCCGCCCAGTTCGATGCTGGCTTCGCCACGCAGCGGGTTTGCCGGTTGGATCATGCCGCAACAATCGGGCCCGAGCTTTCCAGCTGGAGCGTGTAGTTGCGTTCACCGTTGAAATCCCCGGCGTAATCCAGCCGCTGGACCAGGAAGCGGCCTTGCAATTTGCTACCGTCTTCGAAAGAGAGCTCATAGTCCTCGACGGTCCCGGCCAGGGCATGGCTGCGGACGGCGTTTTCAGCGGCGCTACCCAGGAAAATACCTGCCGCGCTGACTGATACCGATCGGGTGCCCGCACCGGAAAGCAGATCGCGCCAGCCGCCGGATTGCTTGTGCGTCACGACCACCGTGTCGCCATTGATCGAGAGCTGCGTGGTCCTGAGGCCGGCAACGGTATCATATGCGGGGGGCTGCGCGCCGTCCCCGATCTTGAGCAGGAAGGCAGAACCCTTCTGAGCGGTCATCGCGTGTAACTCCATTAGTTGGCAAGGATACGGAACCGGTATTCGAGCAGGACTGCCCGCCGGTTGTTGGATCGGCGCTCGCTTCTGGCGCGCAGAAATCGCGCACTGATCACGGTAAAGCTGCCCTGCAGTTGCGGCAGGCTTTCGATGCGCTGTTCGACTGCCGAAACGAAGCCGGCATCGGCGAGCGGATCATCACCCTGCGTCGCCAATTCGAGCGCGACGCGGACCTCGCGTCCCGTCGCATCTTTTGTGCTCCAGTCGGTCGAAGCGGAAGCAGCAATGCCCAGCCACGGCACGCTCGAAGACAGCGGACTTTCTTCTTCCACTGCATTGAGCGATGAGAGGGCCGGATCGGTGCGGAGCCACTCGAGAAGGGCGGCTCTCAGCAGATTTTCCATCACTTTCGGTCTTTCAGAATTGTCGGCCAGAGCAGCTCGGGCAGGTACCAATGGCCATGGTTCGATTGCGCCTCGCTGCGCCGGAGGTTTGCCCTTGCTGCGGCGAGCCGCGTTGCGAGGCTTTCAAGCCGCTGAACGGCCGCGGATATTTGTGCCGCAGCATCGGTTGCCATCATCGAAGCCTCAGGCGTTTCCAGGGCCGCCACAGGACGGCAACGCTTGCGGGTGGCCCCTCGCGACCTGCCGCATCTCGGGTAAGATAGTGATGTGCGGCAAGCCGGACGATGCCATGTTTGAGCGCATCGTGCAGCGCGCTCCACTCAGCTGCGATTCCAGCCACAAATGTGACAGCAATTGTGCCGCTTGAAACCGGTTGGAGCAGACGAATGCTGCCAACCCCCTCTGCTGATATATCGATTTCATACGCGCTGGGATCGATCGGCACCTGCGTACCGTCGACTGCCCTGGAGTTGACCGCAGTGATTGCGCGCACCGGCGCAGTGGTGAGGCAAAGCCAGCGTGCCGCAGAAGCGTGAACCTCTTCGCAGACCGATTCGAGCGGCATCTGGCCGGTAAAGCCCTCGCACAGCTCAAGACTGGCATGGAGCAAGCCGGCCAATTGTCCGTCCTCGACATTGCGGGTGATGCCGAGCCACTGCTTGAGGTCAACCAGGGTCGCGCCGGTCACATCGGCAGGTTGGAGGATTGCCCGCTTCATCTTTTTCTCCGTTCATCATGCATTTTCGTGATGCCAGGGGCGCCCGCACCTGCCGGACATTGCTGTCGCTGAGCAGCGGCGGTGCGGGCGCAGGGGGCCAGCCGGGAAGGAAGGGGAAACCCTTGCCCGGCCGGAGGCGTCATCAGGCCTCGATCTTGAGCAGCTTGATCGCCGCGCTGTCGAGCACCTGTCCGCCGATCCGCTTGGTGGCATAGAAGTGAACGAAGGGCTTGTTGGTATAGGGGTCGCGCAGGATCTGCGTCGCGCCGGATTCGGCGATCAGATAGCCATGACGGAAATTGCCGAACGCGATCGGGAAGGCGCCAGCTGCGATATCGGGCATATCCTCTGCCTCGACCACCGGATAGCCCAGCAAACGATCCGGCTGGCCTTCGACCATGCCCGGCTGCCACAGGAACGCGCCGTCAGCGGTCTTGAGCTTGCGGACTTCGGCCAGGGTGGCGGAATTCATCACGAAGCTGGCGCCCTGCCGGTGGCCCGATTTCATCGTGTGGATCAGGTCGACCAGCCTGGAATCTGGTGCGGTGCCAAAGCCCGTTGCGCTGCCCGATCCGATGTACTGGATCGTGCCGAAGGCGCGCACGGCGTCCTCGGCAATTGACGTCGGCGCGGTCAGGAAACCGGCAGGCTGGTTGCTGCCGGTGCCATTGACGAAGGCGGCACCTTCGGCGCGGGCGAATTCCATTGCGATCTCGCGCGACAGCCAGCTTTCGATGTCGAAGCCGGCATCATCCAGCATGGACTGGCTTGCTGCCGGATTGGCGTAAAGTTCGCCGGTGGGCGGGGCAATTTCGACAAATGCGGGCGTGCCGGTTTCAGGACGGGATGCAGTTTCGCTGACCCAGCCTGATGCAGTGCCGCCGGTAGCAACCAGCTTGCGATAGCCCGAGCTGCCGGTCTGCACGACCTGGGCTATGGCACGGATCGGGCTGATCTCGGCCAGTTCGCTGACGATGCGGGCATCGACCTCGTCGGGCACGGCATAGCCGCCATCGGCCGGGGCCGTCCCGCTGATCGACTTGATTTCGCCTTCGCGGCCGCTGCGCAGATAGCCATCGATAAAGCCTTTCACTTCGCTCGAGGCAGAGCTGGCGGGTCCGATTGCGGGCCGTGAGGCGGCGCGCGAAACCCTGTCGAGCCGGGCTTTCACTTCATCGACATCGGATCGCAGCGCTGCGACCTGTTCTTCGACCTGATCCTGGCGGGTGACAATATCGAAGCTTTCTTCGAGCTGGTCGACGGAGTGCGTGGGCGTATCTTCCATGGGGCATTCAACCTTTCTGTTGGGCAAGAAAAAGGCCGCCCAAAGGGCGGCCGCTGTGAGAGTTCCGGTGTGAGTGATTCTCAGGCGACGAGATGAACTCTTGCCTTTTGCTGGAGCGGGTGAGTGACGAGGCTGACCTCGAACAGCTCGATTTCAGTCAGTGTTCGCCCGCTTTCATCTCGCTGATAGCCGTGAGCGCGGTAACCGAAGCTGAGCCCGTCGACCGCGCGCTGGCGCAGCGCCTGAGCGGCGCGGCCATCGGGATTGTCGAGCCGGGCGATCACGCGCAGGCCGCGTTTGTCCTCGGCCATGGTTTCGACAACGCCGATCTGCTGATCGGGATTGTGCTGCCACAGCAGCGGTACGGGGGCGGACCGGGAACCGAGGGTGCGAACGAAGGCGCCGTGCCTGATCGTGTCGCGCGCACCGTCCGGCACATTGAAAAGCGCCGCATAGCCGGCAAAGCGCAGCGGGCCTCTCATCGCAGCAGTTCCGTCACGCCCAGGCGGACCGCGATCCCGATCAGCAACAGCGCCAGGATGCCGCGCACGGACCAGTCGACCAGCGCCTTCCACGCACTCGCCTTGGCATCGCGCCATGCGCCAAGCAGCTCGCGCAGTTCGTCAAGGTCCTCTTGCGCATCGGCATCCGACAGACCAAGCCGCGCCAGTACCCGGTCTGCGGCGAGCTCGGTGGTTTCCTCGACTATTGAGCGCAAGGTCACCAAGTCACTGCCTTCATTGGCGGCCTGGACCATCAGGCGGGCCAGCAAATCCTCGCGCGTCATGCCTCCGCTCCGGCAGGTTCCAGTCCAAGCATGGTGCGTTTTTCCTCGCGGCTCAGGAATTCCGCTTCGGCGACCTGTTTCCACAGCCGCTCGCGATCTTCCGACAGCGCCGGGATCTGGTCCAGATCGACCGCGAGCCGGGCGCCGGGGAACCAGGGCTCAAGCCCTTCCTGCAGGGCGGATAGCAGCTTGGCCGCCAGCGGCAGCAGGGTGAGCCGCCACAGCGCCCTATTGGCTTCGCGGTAATTGGCATAGGTGTTGTCGCCGGGCAGCCCGAGCAGCATCGGCGGCACGCCGAAAGCCAGCGCGATGTCGCGCGCCGCCGCGCTCTTGAGCTGGGCAAAGTCCATGTCGGCGGGGGATAGCGCCATCGATTGCCATTTCAGCCCGCCATCAAGCAGCATCGGGCGCCCGGCATTGCCGTGCCCGGCGAATGCCTGGGTTAGTTCAGCCTTGAGCCGGTCAAACTGTTCGGTTGTCAGTCCCGATCCATCAGCCGCATCGTAAACCAGTGCGCCAGAGGGGCGCGCGGCGTTTTCGAGCAAGGCGCGGTTCCACGCCGAAGCGGCATTGTGGATCGCGATCGCTTGTTCGGCGGCGCGCAAGGCCCCTGCGCCGTAGTGATCATCGGCCGGGTGCATGGCCTTGATGTGGATCAGCCCCGGCCAGCCTTCTTCGTCTTCGAGGGGCATCGAGACGCATTTCCCGCCGATGCGGTATTCATAGGCGCGCGGCCAGCCGTCTGTGCCGGGGACCAGCCTGACCCGCTCTGGGCGCAGCGCGAACAGCTCGATCGGTTTGCCTGCTCCATCCTTGATGATCTGGACATAGCCATTGCCATGCAGGATCAACTGCGCGGCAAGGGTTTCGATCAGCGATTGGCCCGCGCTGGTTGCGGTAACGAGCCGCATCAGCCCGGCGTCCGAAGGCAGCAGGGGCACCTGGCCAACGCCTTCGGCCACGATGCGCACCGCGCGCTGGGCGATCGGGTTGGACACGAAGCCGCGCTTGATCGCTTCGCCATAGTCAAGCGAACCGGAATTGCCCCCGCTGCCAAAGGCAACGGCCCATGGGGAAACAAACCCGGGTTTGAGCGGCATGCGGCTGCCACCCCCGCCCTTGAAGGCAGAGGCAATCGTTTCGAGGAATGACATACGGTCCCTTTCGTTGAATCAGACTTGCAGCACACGCGGCACGCGGTGCGGCCCGAGCATCAGTTCGGTCAGCGCCCAGACGAGCGCATCGGCACGGTCGGGGCTGCGGCCCGGCCCGGCATATTCGCCGCCCGCCATGAATCCGCAGAGCTGGTCTTCAAGCTGCGGAAACACACCGACATGCCTGACGCGGCCAGCTTCGTAGAGCGCGGCGACCGGTTCGGCGCGGGCGGCCTTGCCGCGGCTGGCACGCACCAGCCGCAGCGGCATGCGAATGTCAGCTGCGCGCAGCACGCTGGTGACCATTTCGCCGCCCTGGTTGGCTTCTGCGACAACCCGCTCGGCTGCCCAGGCATTGGCGGCTTCGGCCACCGCCCTGGCCCAGCGCTCGGGGCTGGCCTTCTCGACCGAGCAATCGGCCAACACCCTGGCGGTGCCATCGGCGCATCGCGCCGCCACGATGATGCCGCAGGCATCCCCGGACGAGGAGGCCGGGGGATCCACCCCCACCACCACGCGCACCGCCTGTGATGCGGGTTGCGGTTCGCGCAGGCCTTCGATCAGGCTGCGGCTCCACAGCGCGCCTTCTATATCCGTCAGCAATTCACCAGCCAGCTCCTGCCGGGCAAGCTGGCTTCCGCCGAATTCCTGCTCCATCGCCGCGATGAAGCGGGCGGGCAGGTGCGCGGCATTCTCCCAGGTTGTACCGCGTGTTACTTTTGTGACGGAGTTCGCCTCGCCTCCAAGCAGGCGAGTGAGCAGCGGCACATTGCGCGGTGTGGTGGTGACGGCTACCTTTTGTTCCCCGCCCAACCGCAGGCCGAGCAGGAGGTTGTCCCAGCATCGCGTCGCACGGTCGTGGGATCGTGGCCACTTGCCGATTTCATCACACCAGGCGTGGCTGTGTTGCGGCCCGCGCAGGCTTTCGGGTTCGCTTGCCGAATAGAGCGTCGCCTGCGCCCCGCCGGCAAAGCGAAGGCGCCTGAGCGAAGGCTCGAACACCGGCATTCTGCCGGGCGGAGAACAGGCGAGTATCCCGCTTTCGCCTTCGACCATTACCGCCCTGGCTTCGCTCAAGGATGCGGCAACCAGCGCAATGTGGGCTTCCGGGTTGCCCTCTGCAACGCAGCGGACCCATTCCGCGCCCGTGCGGGTCTTGCCGAAGCCGCGGCCCGCCAGGATGAGCCACACCCGCCAGTCGCCCGCAGGGGCAAGCTGGGAATTGCGTGCCCAGAAGCGCCAGTCATAAATGAACTCTTCCCGTTCGCTTGCGCTTAGCCATTGAACCAGCTCTTCTCTCAGTTCGGGGCTGGAATCGGCCAGCCAGTCGAAGCGGTCAGCCGTCATTCCCGGCTCGTGCGGCCTGTTGTTGCATGACGCGCCGACGGATTTCCTCGACCTTTCGGTCGATCGATGCGCGCACCTCTGACGGGCTGACATTGCCGTGTTGCGCTTTGGCTTGCACAACATTCTCGCGATGCGATGAGAGCAGCCGGATGGCGTTGGCAAAATCGTATTTGCCGCCATCGGGCGTTTGCAGATCGCCTTCACGCAGGCGCCGGAGCACTTCCAGTTCAAGATGCTCGTACCCTTCCCAGAGCGCCTCGAGCCAGAACTGGGCGAATTCCTTTTCGGCCCGCCGCACCTTGTAGGCGCGGCTGGGGTTGATCCCGGCCTGGCGCGCCGCTTCGGAAACATTGGATGTCTCCGCCAGGCAATCGAGGAACAAGCCCCGCCAGTGGCGGTTGAGGCCGGACTTTTCGCCGGATTTCTGGCTCGGCTTGATCTTGGTGCGGCTGGCACGCCGTTTTGTCAT